CTATAAATATAAAGCAAGTAATAACAATATTAACAATTGCAAAATTTATAACTAAATTAAAAATAATTAACAACAGTGCAAATGACATATATTTTTCTTTTTCTAAAAATCCTGAAAATGTAGGTGAAAGCCTATTTGATATAAAAAAATCAGGTTCAATTAAAATAGAGCCAGGTGATACTAACGTTTTTTTTGTTGGTTCTGAATCTTTGTATTTTGGTTTAGTGTCAATTACTGGCACAAATGAAGTAAAAATAATTCAAGGTATTTAACATGGCCGTTATATCAAATAAAACTTTCTATATCGATCCAAAGGCACCGACAATGGGAAATGGTTTGACACCAGAAAGCCCGTTTAATCGAGTTAGCCCGTATGCTGTTTCTGGCGGCTGGTGGCCAGGGTTTGGTGGTGGTAATGATTATCAGAATTGTAAGTTTTTAATCAAAACTGGAACTGTAGTTAATACCCGAAACCCTTATGGAACGAGCAATGATTTTTCGGCTTTGCGCTGGGAATTAGGCTCAACTGATGCAGCAAAACCCGTTTTAATTAGCTATTACGGAACTGGAATATTGCCAACTGTCAACGCAGACCCGAACATGCCAAAATTCATTGGCAACGCTGATTCAACAGCGGGAGGCGTTGCTTCAACTGCAGTGACATCAGGCATTTTTGTTAATGCTATAAATGTTATTGTTGATCACATGGACGTGTCAAACATGCGCGGCAAGATGATTATCAATAACAGCGCAACACCACAGAATCATTCAGGCGTTGTTGTTAAAAATTGTAATTTGCACGACTCCATGTTTAGCGAGGGCATACACGAATCTGGAGTGTATCTGTACGGTTCAAACGCGAAATCTCTTAATAATAAATTTAAAGACATTGGTGTAGATGGTATTTGGATGAGCGGGGCCAATGCAGAAGCTGGGTTTAATCACATGGAACGCGTTGGTATGTTTATAGACCCAATTTCTGGTGATGGTCAAGGTGATGGCATTCAGTTTAGTGGCTATTCGTCTAATTTTTATGCGCACGATAATTATATTGACCACACCACATCAGATTCTAAACATTGCATTATCGGATCTACATTCAATGCAGGTGTAACAGGCGGGTTAGCGGTTAGAAACACGATAAAAGCATTCAAAATGGCTACGGTCAATGTTGGAATGTATTTTGCCGGTTCAGATATTGTTGGAATAGGTAATAATATTAGCGGTGGCTATCATTCATTAGTATTAAATACTGAAACTAACACACCGACAGCGTTTAACTTTTTCGGAGCTGGCAACTTATTCACAGACGCACGTTACAACAATATTGAAATCAGAAACGACGGCGCAAAAACGGCCATGACAGGCATTGAGTTTCATTACAACACCCTGCAGCGCTCAAACTCTGAAAATGGTTACAACTATAAAAAAGCAATGGGTTCAGATGTGATTGATACTGCATCACCTGTTATTTTCAACTATAACATCTGCATCAATACCGGCAGCCCAGGCAGTAATTACAATTTAATTTCCGAGCGCGATACGCTGGGCCATAATGTTTATTACGGGACATCTGGCAGAATTTACAGCTATAGAGCAGCTGCACAAATAACACCCTCCGCAGGATCGTTAACATCAAATCCAAATTTAGATGCCGATTTTAATTTAACCAGTTTAAGCCCTGCAGCATTAATCGGGACAGGTACAAAATTTTGGGGTGGGAAACTACCAAAAGCAGGGCTTGATCAAATGCAATCTGTTTGCGATGCATACCACAGACCATTCCCGAGCGAGTATTTAGACTGGGGCGGCGTGCAAAGTGATTTGCATGAAAAACATCCAAAACAAATTTTAGATTATTTCCAATAAAAATTATTTATGGAAAAAATAGCCACCCCGGAAATATGGGCCAGCCAAGGCGGCTTGATAGGACTCATCATCATGGCATTATTCGTTATGTTAGGGATATTTTTGATTGCCCAGGCAAAAATCTATGCCATGCATCGGGAAGATCAAAAGCAAATGCTGGATCTGCATGCAGAAGAGCGGGCAGCGTGGAGCAAGATCGTCGATGAACGGCAAAAAGAAACCAACCTGACCATTCAAGGCATCACGGCAGCGCTCAATAAATTGGCCAGTCGTGGTAGACGTCACGAGGATGACGAATGATCAAGCTCACTGCCCTAACCACGTTTTTACTGAATCTGAATCTGTTTGCCGCAGAGCAGATGGAAACGGTGGTGGATGATTTGGTGATCATACCCGGCGGGCATCCTTCACCCGGCGTGACCAACATTAAAGTGTGCGGGATGGATTACACGGCGGTTATTTTTATCGAGCGTTATCCACATAAACAGGTTTCTGCCAATGTGCTGTTTGCGCAGGTGGCGGCCTGGTTGTTGGACAACGACAACGAGCGCACGGATTACACGTTTCCGGTTAACGTGGAAGTGATCGACGCGGCTACAGCGGATATCGAAATTCGGTTGACGTTTCGGGAATACATCACAGCCACTAAGCAAAGCGGCGGCAGCTTGATGTTTAACGGCATGGAGTTTTCAATCGATGCTTGAGATTAACGTCACCGGCGCTGAAAACATCCGTTTAAATTTTGAGCAGGTTAAATCGCCTGCCTTGCGAAAACGCTTGTTTACGGTGGCCGCCCGGCAGTTGATCAAAGCCGCCAAGCAGCGGATTGCAGAACAAACCGATTTGGAAGGCCGCGCGTTTACGCCACACGCCAAAAACCGCCGCCGCAAGATGTTGGCACGATTGATTAGACGCATAGGTACCACAGTAACAGACAGCGGTGCTTATGTGGGATGGTCTAATCCGTTTGAAGGCATGATTGCTGCAAAACACCAATACGGATTTACCCAAAATTTCAACAAAAGCCAGTTTAAAGCACAAACCGTTACCCGCAGCGATCCGGCGACACGGCAGCAAGCCAAAGCCTTGTTGCAAGCTGGCTTTAAATACCGCAGCAAAGGCAAAGGCTTTAAAACGCCAACCCTAAAATGGATTGTACAAAATTTAAAAATTGGTCAGGCAGGTTTGATACTGCGCAGCTTGCGCGGCTCAAAATCCGAATGGAAAACCACGTTACCCGCGCGGAGTTTTTTGGGCATTACGGCTCAGGATATTGCTGACATCGATCAATTAATTCAAAACGAGCTGATTAAAAGCTTTGTAAAGGCCACTGCATAACCAACACGAGGACATGATGAAAACCATTAAATTTATTGAAGCGACACGTTATCTCAGCGTGGAGTACACGATTGATCAGGAACTGACGCTGACTGCTCAAGAAGCTCAAGCGCTAGTGGATGCTAAACACGCGGTTTTTGTGGATGACAAAGCCGCCAAATCAAAAGACAAGGAGTAATTTATGTCCATTACCATTGCAACAGGTACTTCTTTGCAAGTTGGCAAAACCTATGGCGCAGCTTTGGTTATTTCAAGCATCACAAATGCCGCAGAAGCCGTGGCAACCTTTGTGGATGCTTCAACCATCAGCCCTGGCGACTATTTGGAAATCTCTTCATCATGGGGACGGCTTGATAAAAAAGTCGTGAGGGTAAAAACAAAATCAACCAATGCTGTGACGCTGGAAAACATCAATACCACCGATACGGCTAAATACGCCGGTTCTGGTTCTGGTTCTGCACGTCGAATCACTGCCTGGGATACTTTGTCTCAGATCAAATCCATGAGCCCATCCGGCGGCGATATCAAATTTGCTGATATTTCATCCATGGATGATTTTGTAGACAAACAGGTACCCGTAGGCCGTTCAGCGTCTGCGCTGGGTTTGGTCATTTACGATGACCCGACGCTGGCTTGGTATGCAACATTGACTGCAGCGTCTGATTCATTAACGCCATCCGCCATGATGATGGTGTTTCCCAATGGCTCACGAACGGTGGCCAATGCGTATTGGTCGCTATCCAAAACACCGGATATTGCCAAAGACGAGGCAATTACCGCCAAGCTAGATTTGTCCTTTGCTGCCGAAGCGGTCAGATATAACACTTAACCTTTTCAAATAGGCACAAGGACGTGCCGCCCTTTGATGACTATGCGACAGTTTATAAATAACAAAGAATTGCTCGATTTGCTAGAAATTGATTACGTTAACCAAGGCGTCACCAAGGTTTCGATAAGCATCGACTCAAACAAAATGCCAAAAGTCATCATTGAGAAGTTGATTAAGGTGGAAAGCTCAAAGCTTGCGCGGATTGATAAGTTCGACTGGCTGGCTTTGATTAACTCCGGCATGAGTCATCGTCAAGTTTTGGCTTTTATCCAGTCTCAAAACCACTAATACAGGCTTTTATGTTTAAACTCGATCTATCGCCCACTTACGCATACCCGGTTAAATTTACCGTTATCGACGAAAACGGCAATCAGAAAACCCACCAAATCAAAGCGCTATTTAAGCGTTTTAATCGTGATGCGCTGATTGAGCTACAAAACGAATCAACACCCGACCGTCAATCGATCAAATCCGCTGATGAAGTCCTGAATGCCGATATCGAGTACTTGCGCAAATTCATGGACGGCTGGCAGGAGGTTGAAATCAACGGCAGCCAGCAATTTAATGACGAACAGTTGCGTTTGCTATTAAACCAGGTGCCGCAAATCAGCACGGCCATTACCGAAGCCTTTTTTGAAAGCGCGGCAGGCGGGCAAAAAAGAAAAAACTGATTGAAATTGCGGAAGCCTGGGCCAGTGCAGGCAGCCGCGATAAAGAGTTAAAAGCCCTGGCGGACATGATGGGCATGTCGATGCAGGAAGCCAAAGAAAATCTGGTGCAATCGGAAATATTGATAGACCCAGAAAACTGGCTGAGCTTTAAAACCTGGCAGGCGATATCAACCCAATGGATTTACGGAGCCATGGGCGGCGTAGTTGGGCTCAATTATCCTGGCGTAAAAACCGTTCTGGATTTAACCGTGAAACCCAAAGCACGAGCGTGCGTTTTTGAGGATATCCAAATCATGGAACGCACGGCGCTGGCAATTTTGAATGAAAAGGCGGATTAATGGCTGATGTAGTTTTAGGCATCAAAATCAAATCGGATGGCAGCGCCCAGGTTACAAGCGACATTAACCGCCTGAATGCCTCGATTGCCCAAACGCAAAGACACGCCAGAGATACAGCACAAGGCGTGGCGGGTTTATCGTCAGCACTCAATGCGGTCAAAAATGCCGCGATTGGTTTTGCCGGGATTAGTTTAGGCGCAGGCCTGGCTAAAGATATCCTCAACACCAACCGCAGCATGGAAGGCTTGCGGTCGCAACTAACGGCCATCACCGGTTCACAAGCCGACGCCCAACGCACGTTTAAATTTATCCAAGATTTTGCCGTTAATACCCCGTTTGAGATTGATGGACTGACCAAGGCTTACATCAAGCTGCAAAACTTTGGCATTCGCCCGACTGCGCAGGTCATGGAAGCCATCACCAACCAGGCCGCTAAATTGGGCGGATCACAAGAAACCCTGGAAGGCATCACGACGGCATTAGGCCAAGCCTATGCTAAAGGCAAATTACAGGCCGAAGAAATGATGCAGTTGGCTGAACGTGGCGTACCAATTTTTACGCTGCTATCTGCGGCCATAGGAAAAAACACCGCCGAATTGCAGGACATGGCCGAAAAAGGCCAGTTAACGCGCGATGTGATTGATCAAGTCATCGTCAAAATGGGCGAATTGGCCAGCGGCAGTAATGCAGCGGCGATGGACACACTAAATGGAAAAATCAGCAATCTATCCGACAGCTGGGCGCGTTTTGAAGATACGCTGTTAAACAGCCAAGGCGAAGGCATTATCAAAAACCTGATCAGCTCAGTGACTGATTTAATCAACGTCATCGAGCGTGATTTAAGCAATACGGTGGATGCACAAATCGCCCACGCTGAAGCACGAATCAACACGTTTAAAAGCATGGGATTTGTCGGCCAAGCCCTGGCGGATTACACAGGTTATGACATTGGCATTGAAGTTAACCGTCGTGACAGCCTCAAAAAGCAGCAAACTAAACAACAAGCCGCCGCCAGACAAGCCGAAATCGTTAAAAACAGCGCCGCCGAAATCGCAAAAACCCAGCAATGGCTGGATGACATTGACGCGGAAACCGCAGAAAAGCAAAAAAAACGCTCAAAAGATAAAGAAACCCATGCCAGAAGCGCAGCCTCAGCCGCTGAAAGTGCCGCCAAGCAAGCAGCAAAAGCCTATCAAACCGAACGCGACGAAGTAGCCAAAACCCTGGCAGCGATTCAGCAAGAAACCCAGTTGATTGGCTTGTCTGATACTGCCCGTGCGCGATCTATCGAGCTGCAAAATGCCTTGACTAAAGCCAAAGGCGCTGAAGTGGAGCAAATCCGCGCGGCCCTGGCTGTGAAATGGGCGATGGCGGATGCTGAAAGCGTGGTCAAAGCATCTCAAGAGGCACAAATTCAGGCTATTAATGAGCAGGTCGACCGATATCAGCAGCTGACTTTATCTGTGCGTGAGTTGTATGCAGAAAAGCTTAAGCAAGCCGGGTTAAGTGATCAACAAGCCGCGCCGGTATTGGCTAGGTTTGATCAGAATAAAGGCCTTGAGGCCAATGCCGAAAAAACCAACCAGGCCAAACAAGCGCTGGATAGTTACATTCAATCGCTGGATTCTGCGGCTAAAAGTTCACAGAATTTTGGTGATGTGTCATCTTCGATATTTGATAGCTCTTTGGGTGGCATCAATACCCTGGCCGGTGCCTTTGATAGCTTAACCAAACGGATATCGGACACAACCGAAGAGCTACGCAAAAACACCGAAGCTCAAGCCCTAAACGCCCAATTACCGGAAGGCGAAGAGCGGCAAAAAAACGCTATCAAGTTGCAAAAACAGCAACAAACCTTAGAACGGCAACAAATCAAAGACCAGTTATCGGGCAT